CGATACGGTCAAGTAACTTTAAACCCAGATGAAATTGTACATTTTACAATCAATCCTGATGAAAGTAGACCTCATATTGGTACTGGATACAAAATCGCTTTAAGAGATATTGTTCAGAATCTTACACAGGCTACTCAAACTAAAAGTAGTTTTATGCGTAGTAAAAATGTTCCTAGCGTTGTAGTCAGCGTTCAAGGCGATATTGACACCTTGGCGAGTGAAGAAGGACGTAAAACAATTATTAAAAGTTATTTAGAAACAACAGAAGCTGGACAGCCTTGGATTATCCCTGCCGATATGATGAAGATAGACCAAGTTAAACCACTAACTTTGAAAGATATTGCAATCAACGAATCAGTTGAAATTGATAAGAAAACAATTGCTGGACTCATCGGAGTACCAGCTTTTTATTTGGGCGTAGGTTCTTTTAACAAAGAAGAATATAACACGTTTATCAACACTAGAATTTTATCTATTGCTCAGATTATCGCTCAAACTCTTACAAGAGATTTATTAATTAGCAGTAACCGTTATTTTAGATTGAATCCACGTTCTCTTTATTCATACAACATTACAGAATTAGTAAATGCAGGTAGTCAAATGGTACAGCTTGCAGCAATGAGAAGAAATGAATTGAGAGATTGGGTAGGATTAGCTCCTGATCCAGAAATGGATAAAATTATTGTTTTAGAAAATTATCTAAATCAAGAAGATTTAAGCAATCAAAACAAATTGAAGGGTGGTGAGAATAATGAATAAAAGGGAAAGTTATCTCACTACAAACTTTAATACACGTAGTGAAGAAGATGGAAAGCTTTATATCGAAGGCTATTTTATAAAATACGGAGTTGAAACTGAACTCTGGGAAGGTTTCTTTGAATTGATTGAGAAGGTGGCTGTAGATAAAGCGTTAGAGCGTAATCCAGATGTTAGAGCACTATTCAATCACGATACAAATATTTGTTTAGGAAGAACTGGAAATGAAACTTTAAAACTAAAATCTGACAACGTAGGCTTATTCGGAGCTTGTGAGATTAACGCTGCAGATCCTGATGCGGTTGGTGCTCACGCGAGAATTAATCGACAAGATGTGAATGGTTGTAGCTTTGGATTTATTGAACTAGATTATGAAATCGAAGAACGAGACGATGGAACTATTCTTAAAAAAGTAAAAGATATGGAACTTTTAGAAGTTAGTCCATGTACATTCCCAGCATATCCGCAAACTGAAATCGCAGCACGACAAAGAAGTTATGACAATTACAAAAAAGAAATGCTAAAAAATAAAAAACAATTACTGAAGGAGAGATTAAAGAATGCAAAATAAAGGCTTATTAATTAAAGCTAAATTATCAATGCGAAATAAATCGCTAGAAAAAATTAATGCTGAATTAGCAGAACTAAATAAACGTTCAGAAGAAACAGAAACAGCTATTGAGGCTGCAGAAAACGATGATGATTTAAAGGCTGTTGAAGAACAAATTGAAGAAATTCAAGCAGAATTATCTGCTAAGAAAGAAGAAAAAGAAAACTTAGAAAAAGAAATTTCAGATCTAGAAACAGAATTAAAAGAATTAGAAGAAAAAGACCCAGCAAAGGAGAATAGAAATATGAATAACAACAACAAAACATTAGAAGTAAGAGAAGCATTAAACACATTTATCCGCACTAAAGGACAAACACGAGATGGATTAAAAGTCGTTGATGGCGGTGCAGTTGTACCGGTTGAAGTGTTAAAACCACAATTACAAAAAGTACGTAATGTTGATTTAACTAAATTAGTACGTATTATTCCAGTTAACTCTGGTTCAGGTAAATATGCTGTAATTAGCAAATCTAAAAACAAAATGACTAAAACTTCTGAATTAGAAAAGAACCCTGAATTAGGAAAACCAAAATTCACTCCAGTGGATTGGTCAGTAGAAACATATCGTGGTCAATTATCTGTATCACAAGAAATGATTGACGATGCAGATTACGATATTATGGCATTGGTAGAAGAAGATGCAGGAAATCAAGATATTAACACTAAAAACTATGCGATCGCAGAAATTCTTAAGACAGCTAAAGCAGAAGCTGCTTCAGGCTTTGATGGATTAAAAGATATTATCAACAAGAAGATTTCTTCAGTATACGAAGTAGTTTTAATCGTAACTGATTCAATGTTTGCTGCATTAGATAAAGTGAAAGATAAACAAGGTCGTTACATGCTTCAAGAAGATGTAACTTCTCCAACTGGCTACCGTTTCAAAGGTAAAGTAATTTACTCAGTTCCAGATGAAATGTTAGCAGCAGAAGGCGAAATGAAAGGCTTCATTGGAGATGCATTTGAATTTATTACATTGTTTGACCGCATGCAAACAACAGTTAAATGGACTCCAAACGAAATCTACGGAGAAACATTAGGTTTATTTGCTCGTTTTGTAGCTAAAGCAACTGACAAAGAAGCAGGCGTGTTTGTAACATACACTGATGCAGTTTAGGAGTAAGTTATGAAGTACGTAGTAATTCGTGCATTTGCTGATATGGCCGACCGCTCGGAAGAATTTCCGAATGGTCGGTTTTATCGTGTCGGAGACGTATATCCAGCCAGGGGCAAGGCAAGCAAAGCGCGATTATCAGAATTGTTAACTATGGATAATACAGCTGGAGTTATTTTCATCAAACAGATAGAAGGAGATGATAATAATGGAACAGAGAGAGGTACTAGCTCTTTTGAAAGCTAAACTAGGAATTAGCGGAACATTTAGAGATGAGTATTTAAATCATTTGATTTTATCTGTTCAAGATGAAATTAAAAAACAAAAAAAGATTAAACTTGATATTAATCGATATGATCACATGGATTTCTTAATCGATTATGCAGCGTTTAGATACGACAATCGTGATAATAATATTTTAATGCCGAAACATTTACAATATCGCCTTCACAATTTGCTATTAGAGAATTTAAGGAGCGATGTAAATGTGGGATAAAGAAATCACGTTAATTAAAAAGAGTATTAACAAAACGGATGATATTGGAAATCCAATCAATGAACTTGTTAAACGTAAAGTATTAGCTACTGAAAAAAGCGTAACAAATAGTATGTTGTTTTATGGTGCTCAGTTCGGGTATAAACCAGTATTTGTAGTACAGGTACGATGGTTTGAGTATGAGCACGAATCATTCCTGGAATGTGATGGAATAAAGTATGTAATTCGTAGAGCATTTAAACCAGAAACAGGAGAATTTACAGAATTACAATGTGAAGCACTGATAGGAGATAAATATGAGCTTTAATCTTGAAGCAGAGATTACTAAAGCACTTAGCACCTTTAATGAAGATGTATCAAAAGAAATTGAAGAATCTGTAGATAATTTAGCTGACAAAACAGCTTCTAAGTTGAGAGGAGCATCTCCAGTACTCACTGGAGAATATGCAAATGACTGGGATGTGAAAAGAGATAAACGCGGAAGGCGTATCATTTACCAAAAAGAAGAATACAGAATTGCACATTTGCTAGAGTTTGGACATGCTAAAAAGAATGGTGGACGAGTTGCAGCAATCACTCATATTAAACCAATTGAAACTGAAGTTATAAAGGAATTTGAAGAAGATATTAGAAGGAGGTTAGGAAGCTAAATGATGACACTACAGGAACTATATAAACAGCTTAAAAATCTACACTTACCTGTCCAATACTATATGTTTAAAGAAGGACAAGCTCCAGCCTTACCTTATATTATTTACTACAATCCAACAGAACAACATGCAAACGCAGATAATAATACACATCTTGTAAATAAAGATGTGATTATTGAAGTTTATTCAGACTTTAAAGATATAACGTTAGAAGAAAAAATGAGAGAACTATTTCATAAAAATAAATTAACATATACATTCCAAGAAACGTATTTGAAAGATGAAAGAATGTATATGGTAGCATATCAAATTACACTTTAAAAGGAGAGATTTATAAATGGGTCAAGAATTATCACAAACACCTAAAGCAGAAAACAAAGTTACGTTTGGTTTGGAAAACGTACACTGGAGTAAACCAACAGTAGGAACTAGCGGTGCAATTACCTATTCTACGCCAGAAAAATTATCAGGTTCTATTGAATTACAATTAGATCCACAAAGTACAGATATTAAATTAAAAGCAGATAATATTGATTATTATGTATCAGCTTCAAACGATGGATACACTGGAAAAGTTATTATGTATAATGTTCCAGAAGAATTCTTACAGTATGCAGTAGGAGAAGAAAAAGTTGGAGAGTTAATTGCTGAAAGAAGCAGCTCGCAAGGGAAACCTATCACGCTCTTATTCCAAATTGAAGGGGATGTTCATGCGGTTCGCCACTGCTTAACTCAAGTAGTTGTTAAACGTCCAAAAGTTAATTCAAAAACGAAGGATGGAAGTAACTTTAATAACGTTGAATTAGAATTCATTTCTAGCCCTCGTGCGACAGATAAAGTGGTTAAATACAAAACATCTAAGAATACTTCAGAAGAAACTTACAATAAATTCTTTGAAGAAGTAAAAGCTACAATGTAAAGGAGAAATAAATGAAACGAACTATCGAAATTCAAGGTAAGAAAATTACATTGGAAAGTAATGCATTCACAACGCTTTTATATAAAAAACAATTTAATAAAGATTATTTCAAAGAATTGTTACTTGTTGCAAAAGTATTCAAAGGTAGAGATTCATTTTCTTTAGAAGATCTAACAGCAGAAAGTCTAGAAGCATTCGATTCAGAATTATTCTATCGTCTATTCTGGATTTTTGCTTTCACTGCTGATTCAACAATCCCTGACTTTTTAGAATTCTATCGTGAGTATGAATTTTTAACACTCGAAGATATTATTGAAAACGTTGGAGAGCTACTGAAGGTTTCTTTAGTAACTAAAAAAAAACAGATTCCAGTGAAGAAGCAAGCGAAGAAGCATTCACGGTAGAAACGTTTCTGCTTTGTTGTAAAGAAAGTGGTTTATCCATTGAAGAATTAAGACACTTATCAATTGGAGGAGCGTTAGATTTTCAAACTGATTATGTTAATTTACATAGTCAACATAACTCTGAACAAGGGGATACTAGAAAAGCAACGCAAAGTGATATGGATAACTTTTAGGCTACTGATTTTCAGTAGCCTTTTTTATTCGAAGAAAGGAGTGATAAGATGGCAGGAAACATTAAAGGTATTACGATTGAATTACAAGGTAATGTCCAACCATTAGAGCAAGCACTAAAAAAGGTAAA